AATGAACAAATATACTAATATTATAGCAATAAAACGTGCATTTAACATTTTATCAAGAAAACAAATAATAAAAGAAACTGAGATACTTACAGAAGAAGAGAAAGAAATAATACAAAAATATCCAAATCAAAATGAGTTAGAAGGTCTCTATAAATTATCTACTAATAACTTTTCTTCATTTAGAGAAATGATATTAGGACAAGGTATTTAAAACCAATCATCTAGACTAATTTTATATTCTGTTATATCACAAAATGCATCAACATTATTTGCCAGTTGTTTTAGTGAATTTGACTTAAAAAACTCTACTATTTTATCTGAATTTACACTATTTTGTGTAGCTCTAACATCTTCAAATTGTTCTAATATATTATCTTCAATATCTTTTGGTATATACTTAAATTGTACCAACATTCTATTACGTCTAAACCCTTCTTTCCATATTTTATTTTTTCTAAGATTTTTAAGTAAACCAGTAGCTACAAATTGTTTTGCACTAACTTCTCCAAATCCTGGTGCTTTAAATATATTAATAACTCCATACTTATCAACACCAGTATAAGCTTCCATAATATTGTTAGCATCTGAATGTTTCATAAAATTATAAACAGTATGCTCTAATATATTATTAGTTTTTAAATAATTAATAAAATCAACTGTAAATTCAGAGTCTTCTTTAATAGTGGGTATACCATCAATTTTATCACCAAGTAAAATATGTTCTATTCTCCATTTGATTAGTTCTTCTGGTGTTAAATTCACATATTGTTTTAGTATAGGACGGTATAGTTGTACATTATTATATTCTAATAATTGTCTAAAGTCTTTATCTTCTGTAATTAATAATATACGTTCTTCTTTGTGATATTTTTTAGCTAATACAGCCATAATATCATCACCCTCTGCTTTATCTACTTTTAACACTATAAATGGAAAATATTTAGTTATAATATCAACAGTTTCATTAATTACTTCATAAAACTCTGACCATATAATTGAAGTTTGGTCACGAACATCTGCACGTTTATGTTTGTATTTTGGATAGAAGTCCTTACGCCAGCTAGAACTATCTAAGCAACACACAATCTCTTCGTTATCACGAAGAGAAAAATGTTCTTTTACATATTTAAGGTTATTAAACAATAGATGTAGAAAAAATGGTTTTAGTTCTTGGGTGTTATGTTTTTTACCTTTTGAGAGTTTTGGTAAGTCACCATTGCGTTCTGCATTACTAATAGCAGCGAATACCATACGGTGTGTTAAATTGCTAAAATCTATTAATATCATTTATTTCCTTTGTTGTTTTGAATAATATATCTACATTAATACCTCTCGAAAGAGGCACTATTTAGCTATAAATCTTCTAGCCATTTATCTTCATCTTCTTCATTAGATGCATTAGATGTATTAGATGTATCAACTTCAGATGTCTTTTTAACAACTTCAGCCTTAGTTTCAGTCTTAGCTTCAGCCTTAGTTTCTTTATCTTCAGAAACTTTACCACTTAAGAACTTATTAAAGCGTTCACTTAACACTTCATATGATTCATAGAACTCTGGTTGTAAGAACTCACTTAGTTTGTATGTAGATGAATCAATAAATTTAACAGCTGTTTCTTTATCAGCAAATAAAGATGTCGTAGTACTATTTACTTCACTACCATCATAGGTAAAAAATTCACCTTGTTTTTTAATTTTAAGTTTAATGTTATTTCCATTTAATGGATTAAACAATGCTTTAGCTTCTTCTCCCATTGAAATTTCTTCGTCTGATGGTTTCAACCAAGCAAGAATTTTATCTTTCATTTTTGTACCAAATTCCCATAGAAATACTTTACCATCGTTTTCAGGATTAGCAGGGTCTTTAACAACCATAATATTGGCAATGAATTTAGTTTGACGTTTATAAATTTTAGCTTCTTTTTCTGCTTCAGTTGTCCCTTCAGCCATTAGCTTAAGATAATGGTCTTTTACTGGACAATCCATATTGATTGATTCAGGAGAATTAGCGATAAACCAAAGTGGTTTTTTAGGATTTACTGCATTATATTTCTTAATAGAATAGTGAAACATTTTTACAAATGGTTTACCATCAGCACCAGGAGCATCAGGGAGTAGACGAATAATAGCAGCACCATCTCCATTTTCATTTTTAGAAAGTTTCCAGAAACGAGTATCACGTTCCCACTTTTTAGAGACACCAGCGTTAGCTTGTAAGTTTTTAGATAAGTCTTCCCAAGAGAAATCAAAGTTCATGTTATACCTTTTATAATTATTTTAAAATGTTTTTAACCAAAATGGCAGGGTAGCAGTGTGTAATATTTTAACAGTTTTTAACAGTTTTAGTAATATTTCAAGAACAATAGTATCTTAACACGATTAGAACGATATTAAGCCTCGTATTGTATAGTATATTTATTACTTAGTGTTTAGTGTTTAGTATGTTTAGTTAGATTCTGTTTTTGTAGCAATGAATATTGTAAGTCCAGCAATATTTTGGCTAACAAATCTAATTATAACATTACCGTTTGGAGATTTTGCAATTTTAACATCGTAGTTACCGGATGGTAGTTTTCGGATATTAGCAACACTTAACAATACACTACATTCATCAACAACTATACTATCAGAAAATATTAGTTGAAAATCATTTGATTCTGATTTACTATTAATTGATGAATTTGCAACAGTTACTAACACTTCATCATTTTTTGAAATAACAGTAAAATTTTCGAGTGAAAGTAATGCACTTACTCTTTTTATTTTATCAAGTTCATTTGCAGTAATAGTAAATGTACTAGCTGATGGTGTTTCTTCTACTTTTGCTAACATAGTAGATCTAGCTCTAAAACTATCTTCAAGAACATCTAAATCAGTTGTAACGTATCTACATTTAATATCTTTTGATTTAATAGTTAAAACGCCATCATCGTTGGTAATATCAGCATCACCAGCAATGTTTAGTAAATCCATAAACTCTCGTACTTTAATAACTCCAAATTCTTCAAATTCTTCTTCACCTAATTTGTCTAACTCAACAAATGCAATTATTGTTTTTGAAGCATCACGAATACCCGTAATAGGGTAAGTAAAAATAACTGAAGGACTAATATCCTTTAGTTGATTAACGACTGTTTGTGTATTTTTGTTTAACATTTTTTTTCCTTTATTATTTGTTTATTTCAGAAATTACGTGTTCAAAGTATTCATTAACTAAGTGTTTTGCAATACGCTTTGCAGCACACGTTGGTAGTTTCCTACGAAATCTAAGAGAAGTAAGAGCAGTATATTGTTGTTTAATAACTGATAAGTTATTCTTTGGAATAACACCTGATGACAATTCTTCACTATAACTAAGTATTTTAGAACGCATACCTTCTGCTATATCATTTGGAATATTACTATACATTTTAGTCCTTTATTTCTTGATTTCGGATTGTACCACAAAGACCCTTAATTTTGACTTAACTTTTTCTATAGTTGTATAACTTTTTCATCAATTTCATATTCGTTATCCATATATTCTGCTAATCTTTCCTCAAAATGCTTAAAGAAATAGTTTTTATGAAGTGTTGATTTCATTTGTATAGTTAAATCATCTATTATATCCCAAATATTGACAGTATTTTTACTTGCATGAAGTCTAAGTAAACGCCCAATACTCTGGTTTAATTTTATACTACTTTTACCACCACTTGTTAGAAATAGATGATGAAGGTTTTTAATGTTTATGCCAGTACTTAAAATGCTAGATGTACCAAACAATATACAGTTATTATTCTTCTCTAGTAGTTGTCTAATTTCTTCCCTATCTTTTGATTTTGATTCACCAATAATATAATATATACCATAGGGGTTATCTGCTTTCATTAATTCTTTAATACCAATATCAGTATTATATTTTAATCTAAAAGTATCTAAACACATTTGTTTTCCGTGTTCTTTTCTATCAAATAGCACAATAGTGTTACCACCACCAACAGTATTTGATATTTTATTAATAATTTTAGATAGCACTATATTACGTTTTGGATGTTCAGTAATATATTCTACTTCTTGTTGATATTTTTTG